ACCTTACTCCTGAAAATGAAGTGCAGTTTTATAAAGAAAATTCAGTTAAAGAAATAAAAGCTGTAAGGGTTACTGTTGGTGATGGCGTAGGCAGTATATCATTCATGGCTTATTGCGGCTATAATTATAATGGCAAGATTATTTTTGAATACAAATGTGATTCCGTTAATGTTGAATATGAACCTGAATAACCGCCCCACCAAAACAACAATTATAAACAATAAAAAATAAGGAGTATGAACGCAAATGAATTACGAGTAGGGAACTGGGTTGAAGCTAACAGCCCTATGATGCAAGTTAAAGAGATTACAGAGCATACCGTTGGGCTTTATATGCCGGGTAGTGAAGCTGATCCGTTCCTTTACGATATTGAAGAAATTAGACCTATAAAACTATCCCCTGAAATACTGGAGAAGTGCGGGTTTGAAAATCAAAGGTATGAAGAATGGGAAGCATTTGCCTATAAAGACACCGCAATATGTGCAAGCTGGGATGGCGTTGAATGGGTATTCAAATACGGGTACGATTCCGATTTATCTATTGCATCATGTGAATTTTTACATCAGTTGCAAAATTTAATTTACGCATTAACAGGCGAAGAACTAACCTACAAACAATAACCAGTAAATAAGATACACAATGAATACATTATTATCAATCAGGACAAATATTCTTTACTGCAAAAAGGATAAAAAGAATAAAGAAGATGCAGACGAATTTGTAAAGCACAATGAACTTATATTTTTGGTTGATAAGCCGAAATATACACAAACCAACGGAGGCGAAATTATCAGAGAAAGAGCAGTTGAAGAATTACGTTTTACAGTATCAGAAAAGGCTTTTGAAACATTAATTGAACACCTGATTAAAGTTAAAGACTTAGACGAAAGCGAATTAATTTAACCACCCCACCAAATCAGGACGGGGAAAGAATAAAAAATATTATATGAAAGTATTAATTGGGTGCGAAGAAAGCCAGGTGGTAACTATTGAGTTCAGAAAGTTAGGATTTGAAGCTTACAGTTGTGATTTACAGGAATGCTCCGGTGGACATCCTGAGTGGCATTTGCAGGGAGATATATTTGAAGTAATAAACCGTGAGCAATGGGATATGATGATCGCTTTTCCGCCTTGTACTGATTTAGCCGTAAGTGGTGCCAGGTATTTTGAGCAAAAGCGGAAAGACGGCAGGCAGCAAAAAAGTATTGAATTTTTTATGTCCATTGCAAATACTTCAATAAAACATATCGCTATCGAAAACCCGATAGGTATAATGTCAACACATTACAGAAAGCCTGATCAAATAATACAGCCCTGGCAATTTGGGCATGGTGAAACAAAGGCAACCTGTTTATGGCTTAAAGGATTGCCATTACTTAAACCTACTGATTTTGTTTCAGGCCGGGAACAAAAAGTTTGGAAAATGCCACCGTCTGCTGATCGTGCAAAACTAAGATCAAAAACTTACCCCGGCATCGCCGCCGCAATGGCGCAACAGTGGGGTTCATTCTTAATGCAGCAATCTACCACCTCGCTTTAACGCCTCGGATGTCGTAATGAACAAACCCAGGGTAAACACCAATGCCACCCTGTTTCATCTTGCCATCTTTGATCAGCTTTTCAATACGTGCCGCCAGTTGTTTAGGGGTGTACGATTTAGCCGTAATATCACCGGCCGTACCTTTGGTATGCTGGCTGTCTTTAACGCCTCCGATCTTCTTATTATAAGCCGGTGTACGGTATGCAGAGTTAAGGTGTATTCCTTCGCCGATATCATCCCGTAATACTTGCAGGTTCTTTGCCAGTTCTGCTACTACTGGTATTAAGTTATCAGGCACCGGTGTTCCGTCCTTACATGCGAATTCTGCTAATTGAAAGTTTTTTGTTAGTTGCATTTTTATTTTAAAGGTACTAAAAACCCCCGTATAAAAATACAGGGGGAATCTTGCTATAAAAAACTGCTTATGAGAAATCAAATATAATGAAAAACCCCCGATATAGAAATCCCAGGGGATCTAAAACTATGAAATGTTTAATCTACCTTACTTTTATCGTTGTTAAATTTCGGTATATTTTATAAGCCTGCCAAATAATTAACACGCTGGCAATTATGCGCCATATCCAAAGTTCTTTATTTTTCCGGCTTATCTTTTTATCCTGCTTTTTAATCGTTGCTCCCTGATCTGAAATAGTTGCATCACGGGCGGCAATGGCTGAATTAAGCAACTTAATTTTTGCACTGTCCTCAATTCGCTGTGTAACGGTTACGGTTTTAATCTGCGTTTTACCGGGAACTTTTACAGTAACTGTTTTAATTCCTGAGATTACAACCGTATCCCTTACATATTCAGGGCCGGGCGCTTCCGGGCAATCAATGAAATCAAACAATGTATCTGTAACAGTTACAGTGTCCGATGCTGTGGTTATGCAGGGGAAGGCATCCCGTGCGATTGTAGCCACTTTATCGGGGTATTCAAGCAAAGCCTTGTTAACCTGCTTTTGCGCTTTCTTGGCGTTGTAACAGCCGGATAAAAGAATGATAAAAATTAAGTATCTCATATATTGGAATTTTGTTTTAACTTTGTTATGCACCAAAAGATATCGACACTGCAATCGAAAGAGTATGGTGAAAAGCGGGAGTATTAACTTGGTTGGTTTACCCGCACCCGGATGATCGTGGTGTATATTGCAGAATATGCTATACGTGATTCCGGGTTGCCATCCACGCTACACTCTTTACCCTTCTTGCCCTTCATTATCTTTTCTCATTTCTGAAACAGTTTATTATAAAATAAATTGAATACTAATATCCAAAGAACACCGGCAGCCGGAATATCTACATACCACAAATAACCCGGAACCGCCCCAGTAACAATCAAACAAATTATCATTACTGATTTGCTCACATGCCATCCGTCCAGCGGGTATTTAGTGAACGGTATGAATTTGTCATGCGGCCACATACGCCAAAACGTTCCCTTAAAAATCATTGTCCGAGGGTGATGGTGCACCGTGTCCGCTGCTGCTGAGGCAATGGCGGCGGTGATGATAAGGAGGGATTTAATTATTATTGGTAGTATCATGTTGTTGTTTTGTAAGGTGTCGAATTCGATACCTTTAAATTTCAGTTATTCGGATTTCCCTAACAACTGTTTCCGAAATGGAAATAGTTGAGCTTGTGCAAACTTCTACTTAAAATATCTCAAACACTGCGTCCAATATCGGCAACACAAAAAACAGCAGGAAAAATATTACAGCAAATACACGCCACCTGTTGCCGCCATTCATTTTAAAGGATATGTAAAACAGCCCGATTGTCATAAGCAGGCTTACAAGTAATCCTATCCATAAATTACTTTCTACAAATATTTCATTCATCGTTTTCGGTTTTAGCGTCAGCAATATTGGTTTTAATATCAATCACGTTGCGAATGTATTTCCGGCTTTTACCGAGCGCATAACCAAAAGCCCACGAACCAATAGCACCACCAAATACAAACAGGATTCTAACATACTGTTCAACGATTGGTTTATAGGTAAGTATCTCAGGCAGTGTAATAGCCATGATCAGGATAAACACAACGGACGAGGCAATGGGTACCCATTCACGCTCAAAGAATTTACTGGTAACAAACGGCTGGTTTGCTACTTCAAAATCCTTTTTTAAACTTGCCATCTTTGCCAGTACCTGGAATAATATTCCGAGGAACCCGGCTAATAATAATATAACCATATCAATTACGTTTTAAATCCTTAATAATATCTTCCAGCCGTTCATGAGTATCTATGAACTTTTGCATCATTTTATTGTTATCGGAAATCATAACCATTAATTCAGTTCTGTTAAACTTCTCAAGATCAGCAACAGCGCTTTCCAAATGCGTTATCCTGTCATCCTTCATTTTCAACTGACTGCTGATTAATTGTCGGGCCCAAATTGCAAACGCTACCAACGCAATTAACAGAACAGATAGAAAGATACTCCCGATTGTTCCCATCCTCATTAATTCCCCTATTGGCTCTTTCACTTCTTAAATCCGATTATAAGTGAAACAATAGAGTAAACTCCCATCAGGCTGCCCAAAATTGCGAATACCCAGTTAAGGTTATGCTTGTCTGAAAAAGCGCTATCAATCTGCACGAAGCAGATAACCGATAGTAGTGCAACCAGTGATATAAGCGCAAACTTTTCTTTTGTCATATTTCCTATTTTAAAACGGTGTATAAATCTTACTTGAATCTGTCCTTACCTCCATAAGCCGGTAAATCTTCTTTACCTTCTCAACGGGCGGTGCAACCTTAACCGGTTCTGTGGTTGTGCAGGACCATGTTCCCGATATCAGCAATATGGCTAATAGTATTCTCATCGTGTAACAGTGTAGGTTGATGGCCCCACCGCTTTTACCTGAGCAATACTCTTCCAAGTTCTGCCAGCGTTACCGGATTCCTGTACCACAAAATACGCTGTTCTGTCCTCTTCCAGCGTTTGCCACATGAATTTCTTCCCATCTACCGAAGCCTTCAGAAACTTATACCGTGTTGGTAGCACAATGTTGCCAGTCTTTACTAATACAGCACTGCTGTAAGGTGCCAGCGTTATCATGCCGTTGTAAGCAGAGCCTCCGTTCACATTTGCATATTTAGCAGGCAATGCCTTATTTACCGTGCTGCCGGTTGCGTTATAAACAAATAGCAGATCATTGGTAGTGCTTACCGCTTTGAATGCCTTTGTGCTGGCTGCATCTTCACCACCGGCGAACGCTGATGCTTTCCATTGTGATAAAGTTACATAATTATTTGTTCCGTTTGCATCATACCATATTGAGGTATTATCTGCAATCGGACGTGCATAGCAGTTATTATTAAGTACCCATGTTGCAGGTAAAGTTGATGCGTTTGGTTCTGTGTATAAAACATATTGGTCTGCAAACTTAGCTACTGACGTATTGCCTGTTATTGTCCAGTTATTTAAACCGAAATTATTGTAGTTTACAATAAAAATGTTTCTTTTGCAGTTGTAAAGAGTATTACCCTGTAATTTATTTCGCTTCCCTGCATTACTAAAAAATCCGTAATGGGAATTATGTATTGTGTTATTTATATAATCAACGTCAGGACTTGTACCATCATTATAAATAGCATAGCCTTCATCATGGTCGCTTGTTGGTTCACCACCTGCTATTGCTCCCAATGTGTTTAGTACAATGTTTTCACTTACTGTTCTCGTGAGATATGTTACTGTTGAACTTGGACCGGTTTGCTGCGGATAAACATAAATACCACCGCCATCATCTTTTACAAAGTTTGTGCTGTCAACTAAATTTCTATTTATTAATGCGCTGTTGCCATCAAATCTGATTCCGCAATAACCTGCTGCTTTTACGTTGTTAAGACTTGTTATTTGATTATCGCCCCAATTAACTATTCCACAATAACTAACATCACCGTTTTGCCCCATACCTGCATACCTACCTATACGAAGTAATGTGTTGCTTGAAACCGTTGTGTTGTTAGCATATCCCATGTGGAAACCCATGCTTCCAATTTCAGATAATGTATTACCCGTGAATATGCAAGTTTCAGAACTGCTACCTGATACATATAAATAACCTGCTGAATTACCAATGAAAGAAAAGTTACAGTTGGTGATATTTATGTAGTCATTTGCTGTGCCATATACTCCGTAATCATTGAACCCTTGAAAGTCTATGTTGTCAATCGTAATATAATTCTTACCGTTTAAGTCAATGCCTGTTGATACCGTTGGTACTTTTATATTCGTTGGTGTACTTGTAGCATAGATACTCATTTTCTTTGTGGATGAATTGTAACTCCACTCATTCGCCTGATCTAAAGTTCTTACATCATTGATTAAAAAGAAACCGTAATTCGCTTGTACGGCATCACCTGAACTTGTGAAATTGATAGTAGAACCACTTGCACTTGTTACGGTGTACTTATCCATTATCCACCTGTATTTTCTCATTACAACTTGTGCGCCTGTCCAATTTATTGTTCCTGCATTAAGGCTACTTGATACTATTGTACTTGTTCCATTTGTAGAATTGATTGTATAGTAGCCTGAATTTGGTGTACGCCCTTGTGAATAATTAGCACCACCGATTGATGCGATATTGCAAGTGGATAAAGTGCTGACTGCTGATGTAGATTCCCAAATGTTACCGGTTATGTTTGTCCAGGCTGGTACGGTGTAGAATCCTGAAATTATTGGCTTCGCACCGCTGCCATAAGCGCCAAAATTTATGTAAGAATGATTGCAAACAATTTCACCGTGAAAGGTTTCGCCACGTTTAAATAACACGCTATCCCCGTTGCTCATGCTGGCAAACAGGGTATTTAATTTGGTTATTGTTTTGTACGGGCTGCCGATAGTGCCTGCGCCGCCATCGCTTCCGGCTGTTGCATCGAAATAGATGTTAGTTGCCATGCACGTAACAGGCAGGAATAAAAGGAGGAAAAGAAGTTTTTTCATAACTCAGTTTTAATTATTCAGTTTTTCCCATGCTGCACCATTGTATCCCCACCATCCTTTAGCTGTAAATGTTCCGTTGGTATCAGTAACATAAATCAACAAGCCTTCAGCCGGTGAGCTTATTGCGCTGCCCTGTGTTGCTGTCATGCGAGGCGGTAGAAATCCTTTTGTAGTACTTGTCACCTCTAATTGCGCTGATGCTACGGCTGCTGCTGTTCCAATACTTACATTAGCCCCGGCGGTTGCTGCTGCATTTTTAATTGTAACATCATTCGTATTCCCTAAAATTACCGGGCCGCTATTCCAATAAATATTTGTGTTATTGCCTGCTCTTACACCGCCACCAAATAAACCTAAATTACCCGTAACATTTGATGCCGTATTTATTGCGCCTGCTGTCCATGTACCTGCACCTGAAACGGTTGTTGATAGGCTTAATGTAGGCACTGTAACCGTTCCTGTAAATGTAGGGGAGGCCAGTAACGCATAAACCCCACTTACAGCCAATGTGTCTTTCATATACAATGTACCGTTACTTGTAACCGCTAATGATTTTGAATAAGTTTGATTTGATGGCAACCCTGAAAACCTTACACCCCTCTCACCCCAAAATCCTGTTTTAGTCCTAAATGACGAATCAGGTACTTCTGCACCGGTTAATCCTATTCCTAATTCACCAGTTTTTGTAAAATGAAACCTTCGTGTACCGTCATAAGTGAAATGAAGTTCATTTGTTGTATTCGCCATTTGAAACTTCCACTTTTTTGCAGTTGTTATATCATTTAATACCAATTCTGGATCACCCCCAGAGTAGGCCTCTACCGATTGTTGTGCAACTATATTGCTTGTTATAACCCTTGTATCTTCTAACTGAATTTTTGTGCTGCCGTTAAAATGGTACAGCCTTACTGTGTTAGTATTTATAGGATCAAAGTAAAGCCCAGGTGAATATTGGTTTGATGCGTTTGGTCTTGGACTTGTATAAGTTGTAATTGAATTTGATGCTCCTTCCAAATCAATGTATGGATAACCAGCCTGATTTACTAACGATAACCCTGTTGCTCCTAATTTCTGCTCATTACCTGAAAACTTCCACGGAGCAATACCACCATAACCCATCATATCACGGGAAGGGGTTTTCTGCCCTTCCATTATTGAGTTAAATAACCTTGTGGCTATCTCTTCATGACCTTTCGGCATAAAATGTAACCCGTCACTTAGTACCGTTTCAAAATAAATTGCATCTACATATTTTATTGTCCGGTCATTTGTTGCAGCTAACGCCCTTAACGCACCCTCTCCTGCACTTGTGCCGTTAAGTATATTGTAAGCATCATTTGGATTGGTAAGCGTATCACCTGATGCCATTAGTATCTTTAATGTGGTTGTATCCATTAAATGATCTCTGGCAATCATGCTGTCAACCATTTCCTTCCATTTATCGAAGTATGTTGTATTAGTTGGTGCAGGTGTTATACCTGCCTCGCTTTGCGCCCAAATAAATAAATCAGGATTAACCAACCCTGATGATTGAACCATACTTTTAAATTCATTATAACAAGAAGAATCCTGCGGGGGGGTACCGGGTACTCCTGCCCAACATTGCAATCCTGTGCCACCAACAGCGTATGTAACTATTCTAACGCTTCTGCCTGTACGCTCGTTTATTTTCTTAGCCGCTAATAATAGATAATTTGCACCGGATGAATATTGGAAAGGTGTATCACGAATCTTTGCAACCACCCAGATGTTTTGATTGTTATTCCATGCTGCAACTGCTCTGGCCGGTATGGTGTCACCATAATAACCGTTATAAGGTGGGGCATTTGGATTAGCTTGCTCCCCTATATAAGAACCGCCCAAATTGCTTTGCCCTGTGGCAATTATTTTATAAGGATAGCCACGACTAAAAACACCGCCAATAGCATCGTAAAACTGTCCTCCTATTGTATCTACTTGTGTCCATGCTCCGTTAACATGGTATTGAACTGGATAGCATTGAAGAATATTATAATTCAAATTTATCCATCCAACACTTGTATCGGTAGGCTGTGTTGTTGATAATGTATAACCAAATGGTGTGCTTGAACCTCCCCCGCCCCCCGCAACGCTAAAGAGTGTACTATCACCGTTGTATCTTAAACCAAATGTACTATCACCGTGAACGACTGTTGTGTAGTAGGCGGAATCTAAATAAATCTGCTTACTGCCAGGGCTTATACTATCCATTTGAATACCACGCCCAACAAGGATAGAATCTCCTGTGGTGCCACCTCCTCCGGATGAATATTTAAAAGCCCTCCGGGTGCCGCCAATTACATAAACAATGCTGTCCTGTGTAGCGTTGGAATAGATACTATCAACAACCGCCTGAAATACAGTTCTGCCATTGATAACGTTTCTTAAAACACCACCAACAACCCCGGAGCTGGCATTTTGTAATATCAGTTCTGTTGTACCGCCCACCTTATACATTTTCACGGTATCATAACGAAGCTGCCCAACTGTTTGAGCCATACCGGTAAATGAAAATAATACCGCAATAAGAAAAAATATCTTTTTCATAAATTAAATTATTTTAAAAAGGGGCAACTTGTTAGCCGCCCCTTTTATTTACTAACTGTTCGCAACACAGGTATCAAAAATGCCTGCTGGTAAATCATAAGGACATGGCAAATCCACACCACTCCATTTTACAATTACATCCCAAACAACCTCACTGGTTGTGTCATCCTGAACAGGATTTTTAGGTATCACCTGCACAACCGTATCGCTCAAATGAATCTGAGTGCTGGTTGCATAAGCAAATTTGTACTGGCGGGAGTTTTTAATTCCGTTGTAAAAGGCGCAATTGAGCCTGTAATTTGGATCCTGGTATTGAGCCTGGAAATTATACCCGGTTAACCTGGTTGCCTGCCTGCCATAGCCTGGCGTTTCAACCTCAGCACCGCCATCAAAAGTACCCTTTGTTAAAGGGATCAAAATAATATCACCTGCCGCAAACCCGGCTTCCCATTCTGTAGGATCAGACGGATCTGTAAAAGCAAATGTATTTTTGTAAAAAGCCACGCTACTTACCCGGCCTAATTCCGGCTCCTCGCAGGTATCGCAGTAGTGCGCTGGTACAAGGGCATCACAGCCCGTTGGATAATATACTGACATTTTAATTAGTTTTACATTGTGAAAAATCTTCAGGACATAGATCAAAGCAACCGCTTTTAAAAGTTACCTCAATCGTGTAATTCATTTGCGTTAGGCTCATGGATTCCGGTAACCGGAACTCATTACCTCTGTATTCTGCTGCAAAAACAGCCTGTGTATTCAGGATAAAACTTACAGGTGTAATTGAAACGGAACTTATATTTATACCGGCTATTAAGGATTGAATGATCATTGCCACCTCATCCTGTTTTAACCCAGTTTTTTTATCATTGTTGAAAATAAACATTGACATACTAAAGGCGTTGATTGTATCATCATTGCGGCCAACGCCTGGTTTAGATGAAACCTGTATGCTGTTTATTTTATGGTAAGCCTGCAATGAATAATCATCATCATAACTTACAGGCATTTCATCTGATACCGGCTGCACTTTCTTTTCCTTTTCTGTAGATACTGCCACGCCATAAAACTTACTGCCAGGGAACACCGGGCTTAAAGAATTATTGATTTGACAAATTGTACTACGAATTGATTGCGCCATTTACCAGTTCTTGTATTCTTTCACTGATGTACTTCTTTTCAGATTCAGAAAGATTGAAAATTATTTTACTTTTATTCTCTTCTACCCACTTTGCTTTATCCTTATTGAACGGATTATTAAACCCGATTCCGTACCCGTTATTTGTTGCCAGTACCGCCCAATCATTCTCAAGCTGCCGGGTAAGTGATACAATTATTTTCCTGTCTTTGCCTCGCTTATTTTCCTCCCGTACCCTCATATAACCATTACTGTATGTACCTATCGGGCTGTTATCTGTTGCATGGCCTTCTTTATGAATCCGTTCTTTCATATTCGGGATAGTTTCAACAGCCAATGGCCGCAAAAAATATTCCTTATCTTTCAACAGATCAAACGAAGTTGCCATGTTTTTTAGAACCTGGTCAATATTCGTAGTTATGGTTATGGCAGCCATGTTACAATTTCAGGGTTGCCGCCACAGCATAATTCACAACTTGAAATATCCATGCAAAGAACAGATTGCTTTAAAAACTTATCGTACTCAGCCTGGTAATAATCTTTCAACTCTTTTGCCTGGGTAATATCCAGTGTTGTAAATCTGTTGAGCCGGCTTGAATTAATACGAAATATCAGCACCCAAATACCGAGTAAATATTTCCAGCTTTGTGTCAGCACCTCCAAGTTTTCACAAATCAGTGCTTCATAATCGCAATCACAATTTAACTGGTAACATTTCTGCATTTCTGCAATAACATCAACCTTAAACTGCTGCACTGCATTTGTTTGCACATCATCCCAAACACCGAGGTAATTGATCTGTTCCTGGTTTGCAACCTTATCAATGCTTTCAATGCTGAGGCCGGGTAATGAATTCAAATAGATACCGCTGGCAGGGGCATCGTAAGCCCCTGCACATAGCGATAATCCAATATAATCAATAAAGCAGTTCATTATGAATTGGTTATTTCATAACGTAATGCTCCATTTGTACCGGCCAACGGATCTGTTACACGGTATGCATCATCAGGCTGTACCCAAAGTGAGTAGTCTTTGCTGATGATAAACTGCCATCCCCTGTTTACAGTTTGGGCAGTTCCGTTAACTGATACTGATGTAGGGCAGTCAATGTACTTCATCTGTACATCAAATACCAGGTCATCCAGGCACTCAGGAGCGCAACCAAACTCTGCTGTTGGGAGCCTCATGGTAAAGAACATGCTGTTACCTTTTTCGCCAGCGTACGGGCCAACGTATTTATTACGGCTGATGAACTTCACTGATCCCGGTGCAAATACCCCAATCTCATTTGAACCCCAAATGCTTTGACTGTCTTTGTCAAAGAAGAAACGAGGCATACCAATACGACTGTAATCAAAACCGGCATTGTTGCAACAAGCCATCATCAGCGATTTGTCAAAAGCTGAGAACAGGCCGCCACCAACTATGCAAGGATCTCCACAAATCTCATTCTCCTGGAAATCCTGCATCAACTGAATGATACCGGCTGACAGGTCGAGTGATGGGGTTTTTGCAATGTTGATTGTTTTTGCAGCATTTGAACCGGTTGTTACGTTGGTACCGAATTCGGTTGAAGCCAGTGTAACAAGGTCCTGGTTGATTGCACGAAGTACAATGTTTGCACCTTCCAAAATACGATCATAATGCTCACGCATTACACGGGTTGCCGGGGCACCAACGCCAACAGATGCAGCGAATTCAGAGCAATACTTGCTGATTGTTTCATCAGAAACAAAGAAGCTGTATTGCTTATGACGCATTGCGCCCAAATCCCACTCTGATTTAGTTGGGATATTGTTCACATCGCAATCATCCTCATCCTGCACCTGTGTTAAAATTGGCCGCTGTGTGTAGCTAACCGTTAAAGTTCTTTGTTGGCCATCCGCACTGAAACCATCATTGATGGGTGAAACGCTGCTGTTTTGGCAACAAAAAGTCATTGCCAAAAATCCTGCAACGTGCAGTTTACGGGATGGCGCATTTTCGCCTGCAATGCTTTCAATAGAACGCAATAGCGCAGGGCAATATCCATTTGCCATTTTTATAATTTTTAAGAGTGTGAAAAACTGATCACATCAAAGATGCCTTTGGTGCTGCCATGTCTGCCAGTACCTGCTCTGTGTGCGACCTTATCTGTCCTACAGTTGCCTCTGCTTTTTCATCAGCCGCTGGGGTTGGTGTAGCTGTTGGCCGGGGTGTTGCGTTTGGCTTTGGTGGGCCACTTACTTTGAGAATTGGAGCGAAAGACTGATCTAAAAAGCTTTGCGGAGTAAGTTGAACATGATTGCTCCCGAAAACATTGCTACCGTCTTTTGACAGTAAAACAAGGTTCCCATTATCATCAACTGTTAATTCCGCATTCTTATCCTGAAGTGCTGTATTAATGAGTGCTTCCATTGTGGCGGTTTTAATGCCAGCCGGAAGTTCATCGTAAATAGTTTTATAGTTACCGAAAACGGCCTTTATTGCCGCTGCCCGGTGAATGTTTTTAATCTTACCCTCGTATTCATTTTTCACGGCTGCAACTTCATCCTTTGCAGCTTTAGCCGCTGCATGTGCAGCTTGCAATTCCTGATTGATAGCATCTTTATCAGCACCCTTTGCGGTTGACTTCGCTGCTTTTAGTTTGCTGATAACCAGTTCATATTTTTTGCTGGTTGATTGTTCTTTTTTAATTTCCTCCAGGTCTGTGGCATCAAATGTATCTGAACCCAAAAGATTGATTAAATGAGTGTCCATGCCATTGTATGCATCGGCAACGTACTTCTTTTTAATTTCCGGGTGGTTGTTTTTTGCCGCTTCAATAGACAGTAAACCTTTATCAATAGTAGTGCTCAACGTATCAGGCACTTGTACTGTTGCCAGTTCAGGAGATGCCAGTAATGATTTTAATTCATCATTATCGGCTGCAATACCTGCTTTCAGTGCTAAATTGTTGATTAGTTCTCCTATTGTTGGCATAAATTACTTTTTTGGTTTTGGTTTTGTTCCTGTCGGCCTGCCGCAGCAGTTTATGTTTGTTCCCTGTTTCATGGTTTTGTTTCAGGTTTTGTTGGTTTTTTTGGTGGTGCTTCGGGGTTCTCAACGATTGCGGCCGGTTCTTTCATTGCCGGGTCAACACGTACTGTTACGGTTTCTGCCGGTATATCAGTAATAACTTTCTTCAAATGCGTTGGGAGTTTTGCATTGATTTTTTCCAGTACCGGCTTTGCGCCATGTTCCAGTATAGTTTCTTTGTAAACGATCCGGCCATCCTTCATTATCGGATCACGGCCATTTGAAGTAACAGGAGATTTTACTAATATTTTTGCCATGACATAAAATTAATTTTGTTATTTCAATTAAAATAGTACTTTTATATAAAGTATATATCATTATGGATATTATCCTAAAAAATGTTCCTGAAGATGTTAGGAAAATAATAATCAAAGAACAGGCGGAGGAAAAGGCAAACAAGGGGGTTAATCAGTACTCAATGGCTTTAACTATTTACAAAATCATTAAAGAATGGAACAACAAATGCAAGGCGGTGAAGTTACCTGCATCCTAACATCATGCGGCAGGCAGGATCTGTTGGAGGTTACACTGTCAAGTTTCTTCAAACACAATACTTACAATATTACTGAATTCTATATCTATGAAGATTCCGGTGTTACCGGTATCAATGACCACTTAAAAGAACTTTACCCGTTCATTAAATGGATTGAACCTAAATTCAGAACCGGGCAAATTATTGCATTGGATACACTTTGGCAACAGGTGAAAACTCCTTATGCTTTTACGATGGAAGATGATTGGGAAACTTACCGCCCCGGATTTATTGAGGACAGCATGGCTATACTTGAAACCGATGCAAAGATCATGCAGGTATGGCTCCGTGAAAAAGAAGATACTAACCAGCACCCTATCATTTTTCAGGCTGGTAAAAATTACGGTATCATGGCCAGTAATAACGGCCTTTGGGCTGGCACTTGTTTTAACCCATCGCTTAAAAGAAAAGCTGATTATGACTTAATAAAGTCGTACGGTAAACATACTCAGTTTAGCTTCAAACAACCCTGGAAAGCTGAGGCTGCTATTTCACAACTTTACAACCGCTTAGGTTACAAAGCAGCGATATTGCTGCAAGGGTATATTAAACATATTGGCTATGGAAGGCACGTTGACTAAAGCAGAGTATTTTAAAGGCATTGCTGAAGTTGGGCAGCAAATTTCAATATCTAACCCTGATAAGGTTGTTGAACTATACCTGAAAGATTGCATGTTTTCGCATATATCATACGATATGTTAAGAGCAATTTGTAATTTAAAAAAAGATGAATTTTATAAAATAACGGATGTTTGTAAATCTTGTAAAATAGTTAAAATAAAAGTAGGTAAAAAATTTGCGAGTATAAAGTATATTCATATCAGTAAAATTACATCATGACACTACACGAATGGGGAATATTTCACGGCTCAGATAAAGCGCATGCGCACAATTACCTGAATTTTTACGAGGCTAAAATAGGGCTGCCACATTCTATTTTAGAGTTTGGCGTTTTGAACGGTGCAAGCCTTAAAATGTGGCGGGATAAATACAATGCCTTTGTGATCGGTTTGGATATTGAAAAGAAGCAACCAATTAACGGCATTACGGTTTTACAAATGGATGCAACCGATGAAAAAACAGCTACCCACCTTTCAAACCTTTACAATAATTTTGACCTGATTATTGATGATGCCAGCCATATGGTTGCAGATCAGATAAAATCTTTTCAACTATTTTGGCCGTTTGTAAATAAAGGGGGTTGCTATATTATTGAAGATTGCCACACCATGCATTACGATCAATACAACCCCGACAAAATAGATTTTAAAGCATGGGTTAAAAGTTTAAATATTGAACATGAATACTTTTGGCGAGTGCCAGGGGATGAATCCGATTCAGGAACTTTAATATTTTGGAAATGATAAAAGAGAATGAAATTTTAAGTTTAGGTTTTGAAAAAGATGATTTGCATGATTGTATTGTTATTTTTCAAAGTGAAAGCAATGTAGCTATATAATACTTTTGTGAAGAAGAAAAAGTATATTTAGTTGGCTATAATAGTGCAGAAGAAATGGAGCATATCGAAAGCATTGATGATGTGAAATTATTGCTTAAACTACTTACAGGATTAATATTTTAACTATGACCATTTACACCCGTTCATACAACAATGAACTTTACTACATGATGAAAGAGTTTATACCGGCTGATGTGCAGGTAAAAAAGATGCAAGGATATAACGGATGGGAGGATGCTTTGCGTTTTATCGTTGATGTTATTAAAGACTGTAACGGGTGGGCTGTTATCATGGATGAAGATATGTTTACTTACAGGTTTGAAGCAATCCCGGCAATGATTGAACACATGCAGGCAAATGGATTTACTCATGCAGGTATGCCGGACAGGGGTGTAAGCCCTCACAGAACTTTGCAATGGACAACTTTAAACCCGTTCTTTAATATTATCAATTGCCCTGCTATTCGTGTTGCCGGTGGTTTGGATAAGATTGATAAACCTGATTTCATGGGTTGCCCTACATTTGAAATATTTGATGATCTTTATTTGCAAATGTGGAAAGTTGGCAAACCTTTATACCTGAATGCCGCCACAACAGCGGACGGTTACACAACCCATTTGAAAGATCACAACGAGGCATATTTCGCCCTGCATAGTTGGATGTCAAGGGAGTGGGCACACGGAGAAAAAACACGGATTAAAAAAGTATATGATGATGCAAGATATTACTATGAAACTCGCAATAATAGTTCCTTACCGGGATAGGTTGCTGCACTTAAATAAGTTCATAGCCTACATGCGCCCACGTTTTAAAGCGGATGTTATTGTTGTTGAGCAATTAACTGGTAAGCCGTTCAATCGTGGCAAGCTGCTGAATATTGGGGTAATTGAAAACCATGGTTATGATTATTATGCTTTGCATGATGTAGATATGCTGCCAGTAAAATCAAATTATACATATCCTGAATGCCCAACATTGCTGGCAACAAAGGTGCAGCAGTTTGGTTATAAGATGCCGTTTGCTGAATATTTTGGCGGTGTTGTTTTGATCAGCCGGGAAGATATGCTGAAGTGCAACGGGTACCATAACGAGTTTTGGGGATGGGGCGGTGAAGATGATTTGTTCCGGGATAGGATTTTAGCATCAGGTTTACAGGTAAGCAGCCGGGAATGTATCTTTAATTCATTACCACATCCACGAAATATTGATCCTGTATTGCATAAGAAAAATGTTCATCTTTGGAAAGCAGGGGCTCAACTTGAAAACGGTATCAGTAACTGTGAGTATAAAATAATTAGCCGTGAGGCAAACCATATAATTGTTGAGATATGAGTAAAAAAATAGAAATGGTTTTTTATAAAACCAACCCATCAGAAAAAAACACGGGGTTGAAATATGTGTTGTGGGAAATAAACGATGGCACTGCTATTACCCATGATTGGGGTTTTGCTTCATGGGATGGCAAAGAATGGGAGGCAATAGATGTTCCCAACGGTTACACGGCTGAAGTTATTTGGTGGGCAAATACAGTTAACCCTGAATTACTTTTGAAAGAACCGAGTAAAATAATATCTTTGAGGTAGAGCAGGGTTTTCAGTTGCGATTTTTCTCGTTCTTAAACAAATAAATATTTCGGAAAAATCGCAACTTGCTTTCACTGTATTTATAATAAATAGAACAATTATAAAAAAGCCTATAATGGAGTGCGTTATGTTAAATAGGTTAGCCGTAAGCGTTAGGAATGTTTTTAAAAAATTTTTTAGCTGCGGAGCATGTATTAATTTGAATAAAAAAAGGAGCGAAGCTCCTTAAAAAATAGGTAAGAGTACCAGTTTTTAACCAACGGCCTTGAGTATTGCTAAAGCAAACATCAGCATGGCCGCTGATAACATTACCATAGCAAAAGCCTCTAAGGCCTTTATTATCTTTTTCATATCTTTTTAGATTGAAAAATGAAGTAATGCGAAGTTAGCCTTTAAGCGAATGAGTGGCTCAACCGTAAATGAAGTGTTCTCATCAACACTTTCAAGATTTGAAGCATCATAGTTAGAACCTATGATGCTTTTTGCATTTAGTGTGGCTCAGGAAAAATTTTTTAAAGACATTACGCCTATTTACACATAACGCTAATTATAGGCTTTTTATAATTTCCTTTGAAAGCATTGATTATGAGCGTAGGATTATTTAGCGTTACGGAGGCGGTCCCACCTCTTATAATCAGCAGTAGAATACAAAGCTTCACGGATTGCAACAGGCACCTGCCTTTCTGCAACGGGCTGTATTGAGTGCCCACAATTCCATCCACCGGCACGGATAAAGAAGTTTTCAGGATTGGTACCATCAATTAACCCGTATGGCAGTTTTGTTTTAGCGTAAATATCGCAGCCTAACCCTTTTAATATCGTTGGCACCTCTGAAATATGGAAATAATCTTTATCAGTCATTTTATCACAAAAGCAGCGGGTTGTTTCAATATCGCTGTTCATGTACCGGAACCAAACATAACCCAAATCAGATGAAACGATTTGAGTGTACTGCCGGGAAAACTGATTGATAGAATCCTTTGCAATAGTCTTAACATACCGGTCTAAAATACCCTTGCTTTCCGGTGTATTGGTAAGTGATTGTTGCAACTGCTTTGCAAGGTCGCTGTAGCTGCCACCGCTGGTTATATTTGTGCGAAGGATATTTATAATAGCATCAGAAACATTTGCACTGATACCTTGCGTTGTAAGTTGCTGCACCGTGTCAGTAATTGCCTGGTTACGGATGGCCTTTAATAAAGGTTTTGGTTTAAATGTTTTCTCTATACTTTTCCAGTATTCAAATTGTAAACCGTAAACAGCATTAAAACTTTTTACAAACTCTTTTATTTCGCCTTTATATTCAGGGTTTAGTATAATATTATTCAGCTTGTTTTTTATACTGGCAAGGATGGATAAGTTTTTAACCGTTACTGCAATACGATCACCTTTTAAATCTAACCGTTTAATCTGCACAATCATTTCCTTATACAGCTTAGATTGCAGCATAGGTATTGACTTGTCAAACTTTGACAGTGCTTTGGTTATCTCTTTTAGTATGTCATTCATTATTCAGGTATGTCAACAATGTTAGCCGTTTCAGCGGTAAGTTGAGCAGCGGCCATTGTTTCAATGATTCCCCTTTGCTTTGTAATATCCATTTCAACAAAACCTTTGTTGGCTTCCACAGCCATATCAACAAACTTGTTTATGTTGCTGCTTATGATATAATCAGTCTTTGTGATACCGCCGTTGCTTAACCGGCTCATTTTATCATCTTCAGTGATACCGGAAAGCGGATCTAATTTCAATATTAAGCCAACGTGAGCTGCTACCTGCAAATCATTGTTGAATGCCTTTGTTGCATAACTTACTTCCATTGCATTTAAGATAGCCGGGTTCAGTTTGTTTTTGATGGCTGATGTCAACTGCTCATCAAAATATTTAGTCGAAAGAATATCGAACTTTTCCGGAACTGAAATCGTTGGGAGCATCTCATAAATCTGTTCCGGTGTGTATTGAACCGAATACCTGTAAAGCGCAATCAGGTAATAAACAGTGTCCAATATTCTTACCAAATCTTCAGCTATAGCATGAACAGTATTATTTAGTTCATCCTTATCAACTTCTTTTGCAGTACCTGATTGATTGAGTGGTGTTGCTGCCAGGAATTCAAAGTTGATAGCAGCCAGAGCATTGTAAATATGCGCCTCAATACTTGTTTCCTGCACCTTAATAATCTCAACATCTTTTTCAACGAATCCGGCAGGGGGTGTTGGTAGTTGTAACTGGTCTGCACTGGCAGGCCGGATAAGCATTTTACTATATGGGCCGGTAGCGATATAGCCAACTCCCTGGCAGGTAACACATGTAACGTTACAAGCATTGCCATCTACTTTCTCAATCCTTTGCCCAGTACCCTTACACATTGTGCATTCGTTCTGTGTGTATTCCCAACGCTCAGGGTACAGGTGCAAAACCTTTGCTGCCTGCAAATCGCTATACTCCCGTAAAGATTCATTAAATTCAGGCAATATGCCACTGATACGGCTTTCATAAAGCGAATGATTGCCGTACATATCAATCACAATACCGCCTAATTTAAAGGCTGGTAATTCACCTAACCCATGCTCATAATAAAACGCTTCTGCAAACTGCTTTTTATCGTTTATTTGGTCATGCCTTGCAATGTATTGTGTGGTTACAATGTAGAAACTTTCGCCCTGCTTTGCCCGGCCACGATCAATATACACAGCTCCCACTTTATTTTGCAACACAACATAATCACCTTCAGCAAAATCAACCACCTCTGAACTGTTGAATATTGTTGCAACAGGTTTTAGCATTACATTTTCCTCACCTGGTATTTCAATAGGTGCAACCAAACAAATGGCATTTGCATCAATCAGGTAGTTGCGGAGCAAAAGAGAAAACAGCCAGTTTGTAAGACTGGTAAAACCAGGGTAATGATACTCAGCATAATCATTCATTTTCTCACCTTCCACAATCTTATCAAAAGAAACATCAGGATATTTTATACTCCAGTCTGATGACCTGCGTATCTTTTGCAGTGTGCTTTCAATCTTATTGAAATACGGCTTTGTTTTGGCAATGAATATGCTTTTGCGATAGGTAAGTACTGTTTCAGGCTCGTTTGGCCTGCGTTCATTGATCAGTTTTTCAGGGAAAGTGCCATCAGCATGAACCCTCATATCTTTTTCAAGTTCACGGGATTTTGCAGCATAGTAGTATTCTTTCTTTCTGCTGAAATACATCTTTAATTCATCAGGGGTAAATTCTATTTTTGGCATTGTGTTAAATTTTAAGACGGCCCGGTGCCCATTCTTTTTTAGACTTTAATTTGAACAGATATGGCAATCCTAATTTTCTAACAGCAACAGTCATTACATTGTCGTAAGTTCTTTTCATTATTGAACTTACCATGTTGCTGCCAAAACTAAGCAGGTAATATTGTTTGTAAAGTACGGATAAATTCGGCATTATTTCACCATGCAATCGTGCCCAATAAGCAGGCATGAAATGCGGCATATCAATTTTTAAAATAGCCGTTGCAATATTAAAGTAAAGTTCATCAGGAATATTTTCGCCAAACATCCTGATTGTTTTAAGTTTTTTTTCCGGTTTTAGCTCCCTGGCCTTACTGAAAACCTTTGTGCCTTTTTCAAAGTACATAACCTCAGAACGGATTTGCCAAACTTTGTCAACTTTATAGGCTGTTTTTATTTCATCATAATCAGCCCAAAAATAATATTTGTTATTTATGTTATCGCTGCTGCCTTCAGTTATTGCCGTGAACTGTACCCCTTCCAACTCTGCAAATAATTCAGCTGGCTTTTTACCGAGCCAAAGCATATCAGCATCCAGGCACAAAGTTTTTTCAAACGGAGTAAGCTGATCTAAATGCAGCTTTGTACCAAAACCTGACCGGAAATCAACAGGCAGTTCAATCATAAAGTCAAATATACTTTGCTGCTGCTTACTCAGGTATTTAATACCGGCACCATCATAAATCACAGCTATTTGCACGGGCTCAACAGCCTTTATACTTACCGCTAAGTTGTAAGCCAGTGTTCCGTAACCTGGGTGCCCTGTTGCAATTATTATTATTCCGTTGTTTAGCATGTTCCTTCGTATGATAGTGATATTCCTGCACTCGATTCGAAAAGCACAGGGGTTATTGTTCCTGTATGACATAATATGCACCTAACTGCACTGCCCGATACCGGGAAATCAACGTGTTCAACATTGCCGTTGCAACCCACAAAATCAGCATAGCCGTTGAACCCGAAAAAAGTAATCCTGAACCTCACACAATCTTCGCCGCCCGTTGTGGGTGTTGTAAATTCAATTGTTTGGTAAACAGATAAATCACCTTCCCCGCAAACAGATGCTATTGAAACTATGTAACATTCGCCAGGTGTTAAGCCGGTTAAGTCCAATTGATCACCGGTAATATTTCCTGAATCCAGTACTGTGTAAATATCATCACATGAATACAGAGCCCAATCGTAACCGCCAGCCGGTGCCGGGGATGGTTCAATCCATGTAATAGTTTCAACTGTTCCGTTGTCGGGGTTTTCTGTTGCCAGTAATCCTGATGGCGGTACACAGCCGGGATCTGTTCCGTTGATATTTCCGTAAACATTTGCCTCATCATAACCACCGTTTTCACAAGTTACCCGGTAAGTGGCAATTAAAACGTTATTTAAAATAGGAACTGAAGCAGCAACCGTTGCACTCAAAACGCCATTTGCATCTATAGTTACTGAATCGAAATAATCCGTATTGTATGAAATAAGTGAAATCACATAAGGGTAACAGCATATTGTATCATTTGCAGTTATCACATCCGGGAACTCATGCGTTGTACCCTCATCCCAAATCTCATCAGTGTAATCATCTACCAGGGAAAGCTGCGTAATTTCAGAACAACTTTGACAGTTTGAACTTGATGCATTAAATGGCGTAACCTGGACCGTGAAATTTGCAGGGGCAACCGGGTTGTAAAGGAAATCATTCCAATCTATACCGTAATCACCATCAATAACCACATCAGAAAGAAAGTTAGTACCCTCAACAGTTACATCTTTATGCATCAGGGCAATTACCAGCTTCTTATGCCAATCGGCTGTTATATGGTCTGTTTTGCCCTCATAAGTATTTCTTACAACTGCTGAAATAATATGACTGCTGCCATCCGCTTTACGGAATACGTTTTTTTCAACCGGAAACTGCGGCTTTGTAAGTATGAACGGTAATCGTATTCTGTTTTTAAACATTATCGTATTATTACGATCCCGGAAGATATACCTCCGAAATCCATGTTTATAAAGTTTGGTGGGTACTGATCAAAGCCAACAGTAATACCCATGTTTACCAGTGCGCCGGTATTATCATAAACCCATACCTGAACCGTTGGAAAATCACCATACATGGCCTGCAGTCCTGCTGTATATGGAATAGATAGCGTTGCAACCGAAATAAACTGCACAACAGTTGGATCGCATGTTTCACCTACGCCGGTACCATCTATATCACCGCCATTGCAGTATTTAAACCCGAATGAATCGCTATCGCTGCCATATTCTATGACCGATGTAAAGCAATCTTCAGCAATCCTTTCAAAACAGTTTGAGCAAAAAGCAACCGTTTCGGGATAACCGTAAACCTCCGTAATCAGTACCTGTAATTTAAAGCATTCTTTTACCCCGATAACTGATGTAAAATCAGGCAGGCCATGCTGCCAGTTATAAAGCACCTGGGTTGCAGATAGCCGGAATCTTTGCGGCTTTTCGGTAAATATCAGTAATTGCACCCCATCACATTCACTAACTATTGAAACCTCAACCTCACTGGCATCATAAGTACACATGCTGTTTATTTCATCTTCTGTTCCCTCAATCACCCACTGGAAAGAAATATCATCCTGATCGTAAACAGGTAGGCAATAACTTACATCACCCCAAATACAATCCGGGACCGGTGCAGTTTCATTAAAACGAACAAAACTATTTGTGCTATTTATGAGTGTTAAAGCCATGATTTTATTAAGTTAAATTCAGCCGTTCCTTCTGATGGCTTATATTCAATTGACTTTATATAAGCCTTTTGAATAGGGCCGTTGGTGCCGCACTGAATATTTATATACCCGTAAGGGTTTGATTTTATCAACTTATAATCAGCAATGCTCAACGGATATTCAAATTTAATTGTTTCCGGCTTATAAATTGGTGTGCCATCAGAAACATTTAAAAAATCTGTTATTGCTAAATCTTCATTTTCAGCAATCACACGGCTTTCTAAAGCGCAACTATCTGTTATTTGCCCCTCTGCCAAATAGTTGCCTTTGCCTGATGTAAAGAATATCAGGCTTGTACTGTTCACAAGGTTCACATAAGATTGAGCAATAGATTTAAACCAGCGCATTAAATTATACAGCGGCCTTATACGCCAGTTGTATGCTGTTGTTGGATCAAAATAATTTAAAGGATAAGAAGCAATATTTTGTTCAACAATATAATTATAGCCGCCCCTTTGAACGCAAATAATAAACACATCATTATCATATTCCGAATCAGTTAGGCCTGAATCAACCAGGGTAGAGGTACGCAGGTTTTCAATGATATACCCGGATGCAATCAAATCAGTGGTAATATCCAGTTCATTGTTTACAGATTGTATACCTGTCCTGCGTTCTTTATAAGAGCAAAACTCATCAATACCTTTGATACTTTTTATTTCCCATTTATTATAACCTGTTTTGATGTTTGAATAAATCAGCTTTTCCTCAATCTCTGAAGTGCTGACAGGGATCAGCAGAATATCTAACATTTTAAAATCCTGGTAAAACCATTGAACCGGCTCAATCCTTACCCGGTCTGTGTACATACCCATTCCGATATTATCAATGGATCGCAGCCCTAACATCATTTCTTTCATGCTGGCAAAAAACTGCTTATCTGTTGCCTGCCTTATTTTTAAACCGGGTGTGAATATTCTAAGGCCACCGCAGCCATCAACATCCTTTTCATAAGGCTGTGAATCTACACGGCCATAATAATCGCTGTCAATGGTTAAGCAACCGTTTGTTATTGCCTCTGTTGCCCTGGCCAGCGTTTCATTTATCAGGTAAACTTCGCAGTCAGTTGGTGGGCATTCACGAATATTAGATAATAAGAATGAGGTTGTTTCATGGAATGTAATAATGAAATTAGCAGTTGCATTTGTATCTAAACCTGATGAGTAATATACTTTAATATAAGCGTATAAGCCCCAGCCTACAGGTAGGTTCACTGTACCTGAATATGTTTTATCAAAGTTATAATTGCCTCCATAAATTGCGCTTATAAGATCATTATGCAACGGTATAGCATCACCTGTTAAATTACCCGGCCCTACATGAGTACCATTGCCATCCCAATAATCAACACAAACCCTTAAAGAAAATATTGCACCAAAACCAACACTGTTAGTTATATCTATATTAATGTTACCATGTAACCGTATTTCATAATTGAAATCACTATTAATACATCCGGGATTATCTTCTAATAAAACTTGTGGAGTTAGTAAAAAATCTTCACCAGGATTTTGAAATACATTTAACGGATCATCTAAATATCCCTTTAAAATAGAGGTATCAGTAACTATTCCATATATCGGCCTTACTAATAAATTTTGGTTAGCAAAATAAAACTCCATATCAGTAAACTCTGAAACATCACCAGCAGGAGAAACATCAGCATCAGCACTAATCGGTATTGTTTGTGTTGCCAGCGGCATGGTAAAACCGAGGCCGGTATAATCGGTAAGCATGGTAAGTTTATCAAAAGCAATATTGCTATCAATATTTACTTTCTGATCAAACCTGTTTTTAAATACCATTGCACAACTAGCCTGCTCAATGGACATTCTTATTATACATTCAGTACCGCAGCTTTCCTGGTAAGTTCCGTAATTCAGTTTGCCGGATATTACTTCCGTGTAATCTGTTTCACCTTCGCAGCGGCTGGATGCTTTATAAATAATATTTGCATCTATGCCGTAAGCCTCTTTTGCAGCCTGTAAAATAGTGAAAGCCTCCCCATAAAAACCAAGTTGCGAAGTGCTGGCCTCAATGAATATACCATGCCAAAGTTCATCCCTTTGAATATTGAAAACAATATCAGCAAAACTGAGTGGTTCCTCAATCTCTACACCATCCAATTCATGTTTCCATTCAATCATTTCTTAAACTGGTATCTGTTGTTAAAGTAATTTGATTTACTAAGCCCGTTGGCCACCGCCTCACTGATAAAATCCTTTTCTATATTGATATTTACTGAGCTTTTTGGTATTGACTTTGCAAATAGGTTGTAATCAAACTTCTCTTGCTTTTCCCGTGCCGGGGCTGTTGAAATATTTGTATTGTGCAAAATAGTACGAGTTTCAGCAGCCGTGTAAACCTTATCCTTTGCGTTTAGATAGGTTTCAGTTGGCTTAGTGTACAGGAACATTCGGCCATTACGTTCAACCAATTCTGAACCCATATCACCCACAATACCGGGGCCTGCGTAATTGTCTTTCTTACCACGAAAGAATTTAGGAACCGGGCGGCTGATAACTATTGCAGCTTGTGCAGCGGCTAAAGCAGCATAAATAGCTGCCAGGTAAATACCACCCTGCGAAAGCCCGTTTAAAAATGCTGTAGGTATTGCCAGTAATGCATTGAATACAGCAGCCTGCTTTTCTCTTTGTGCCTGCCTTTGGCGGGCTTTACGTTCTGCTATCTCAATTTCATTTGCCCGTATTTTAGCCTGCTTATCACTGATGGCCCCGGCTTCAACAAGTGCCTGAAGCTGTTTCTTTTGCGCATCAATACGCTGCCTATCCTGTTCTGTTGCCAGTTGGCCAAGTGCAGCAAAGAAGTCTGCAACCTGTGAAAGAACCTCAACCGTTGTTTGAGCAATAGCCTTTAAGTTTTCAATACGGATCTCTTTATCTTGGTCAACTGTTTCCCGGATTTTAGCGGAGGTTTGTTCCTCAATATCTGCACGCTGTTGTGCTAGTTCAGTATATTTATCATTGTATGCCTGCTGTGTTATTAGCCCCTCTTTTAGCCTGCGTTTATTATCATCAATCAGGTTTTGATTTGCTGTCAGTTCCTCACGTTCAATTCCCCGGATGGCTGCCAGCCTAATATCTAAAGCGGTTTTCTGATCAGCAGCAATTTTACTCAATGCATCTTTTATCCGCCCACTGGATGACCTGCGTATTTCATCAGCCCGTTCCTGATCAATAGCAGCGTTGCGTAATGCACGAATATCGCTCAGTTTCTTTGCCTCAATCAGTAGTATTTTAGTTGCATTACCTTCAGCAGCATTTATTTCAAGTGTTGCCTGTGTTTCAAGGTTTTCCAACTGCAGCCGCAAACGTTCCTCATTGTTTATGGAAATACCGGCAAGCAAAGCAGCGTTGGTATCAATCTGCCCCTGCAACTGTTCCGCTGTTGCCTTATCATTAAATTCCTTTTGTAGTTTTAATTGTTCATCCACAGCCTTTGCCCGAATTAGCGCAATTTCTGCAACAGATAATTTTTCTGCATTCAGTTCAATATCTCTTTTTGCCCTGACAATTTTCTTTTTGAGGTCCAGTTCTTCAGCACTGTTCTTTTTAACAGCTAAAAGATCACGTTCTAAAAATGCCAGGTTATCTTGCAACTCCTGAAGTTTGGCTGCTCGTGCAGTGGCTGCGGCCTTTTCGTTTGCCTCCTGTCTTTTTTTAGCGTTCTCTAAAGCCTGTTCATCCAGTTCCCGTTGCCGGGTAATATTTGCAGCCAGTATTTCTGTATTCTTATCCCGGCCCTGTTTATTTATTTCCTCAATCTTTGCGGCTAATACTTCAGCATCCGCAACTGATAACGTGCCTAATTTTTTACGGGTTTGGTATTCCTGTAGGTATGTCTGCCCTAAAATGCGGAGTTCTCTTATCTCCTGTTGCCTTAATTTTTGCTCCAGTTCAAATACCTGTTGTGAATTCTTACCCCGTGCCTGAGCCAATATAATCTGCCTTTTGATATCATCAGAACCACCAGCTTCAGCAGCTCTGGCAGCAGCAGCAGCATTTGCCACATCTGTTAAAGAGTTTACCAGTTCATCAGCAGCAGTTTTCTGATCTTCCATGCTTTTGGTAGCACCATCAGTTTCATCACCAAACACTCCCATTGCATCAGCAGCCAAAACCAACAGCGCAACAATGGCACCAATACCGGTTGCAAGTAATGCAATCCTAAACGCTTTCATGGCACCTGTGGAAGATCCCACCGCTAGGGTATAAATAGTTTGCGCGGCCGTTTGAGCACCTGTTGCAACACTGTCTGCAAGTTTTGTAATAGCACCCTCTTTTAAAGTTGCCTGGTAAAACTGCTGAATACCTGAAGCCAGTGCCATTGCCCCGTTAACTTTCAATAAAGCCTTTTGCAAATCTTCCTGCTCATCACCAAATAAAGCAGCGGCACCCTGAACAGCAGCGAATCCACCTGCTAAAGCGGAAATAGAACCAACAACATTATCAATATTCCGGGTATCGGAACCTGCGTTTTTAATTTCAGCACCTGCATCCGCAACAGCATCTGCAAGCTGGCCAGCCCGTGCCCTCATTTTATCGAATTCTTCACCGGTATCTTTGCCATTTGCTTTAGCCTGAGCCAACGCCTCTTTTAGTTCCCTGAGTTCTGTTTTTACACTTTTAACCGGTGCATTCGCTTTTTTCAACGCCTCACTGAATTCATCCACACTTACGCCGGCTTCATCCAAAGCATCCTTTATACCTGCACCAAAAGCAGCCTCAACAGATTTGCCCATCTGCGTGGCAGTTGTTGCTACTTTCTTAAATTCTGTGATAAGTCCTTTTGTATCGGTGGCGGTGGAAGAAATGGCTTTGCCAAATTTAGCGAGGTCTGCGGAATCTATCTTGCCGCTTTTTGCGAGTTGTTCCTGAGCTTTTGTGAGCTCTGAGTAATCAACCTTAAAATCAATCAATACCTCCTGAACATCTGCCATAATATCGAATGTTTTTTAGCGATGGCATAGCTGCCCGGTGGTAATAAGAAGCCGGGAACTGAAGGCCTCCACATCAGCCCCGGCTGGGTATAAAAGTATAACTATTTTTTCAATTTGCAAATTACTGTTGTATCACCAATAAAAACCTGCGGCTGCTGAGGTGTACACCGTGTTTCAGCAACAATCAAATCACTGCCAACTTTAACCTGGCAAATGTAACACTCAGGTTTTATTTCCTCTTTTTTGCAGGAGGTGAAAACACACAATAAAAACCCAATAGCAATAAGCCATAAAAATGCAAGTATAGCAAACTTTGTTTTCATTTCGTTTTACTTTTTAAAGCCGTTTGAACCCGGCTGTTTAAGATCATGTAGTAATCCAGTATCGGTACCGCTTCAAGTTCTTTTATCTTTGCCGGTTCGTAATCTGCCAGCCTGCAAAGCTGGTCATAACGGTCATTTATTGATTTACCGACAATATATCTAAATGAAGCTTGCGGTGTGCTTCTCCTATTAGATTTGATACCGTTAAATAAGTCTGGGTATCTTTTTCGGGCATAGTCAAGGACGGCACTAATTCTTTTAGGGGCGTGTTGTAAAAAAAATCGAGCGTACCCCCCGCCGCTTTCCATCTTTCAATTTTCAATTTGTTGTAATCGTAATCGTAACTGTAAAGCGGTTCCGTTTTGTCAAAGAAAATAACTGAAGCCAGTTTGTAAATATACTCAGGCATAGGCATAAGTTCAAGCCTTTCCTTCATATTAACATTTAGTTGCATTATGTGCTGCAACTTTATGCTTTTAGGATCGCTTAAAAGTTTATCCATAGCCTTGCAATGGCTGGTTAAATATTCTTTATCACAGTTCATTTCCATTTCAACGTACACACCCATTGCTGCAAAAAACCTACCTGTTGGCACTTCGTTGGTGCTGTCGAACATCCAGTAATCAACCCCATCTATTGAGAAAGCCGGAATCACTTTGTATTTATCATCAACTAAGAACGGCTTTAACTTGTTTCTAAACATTCGTTTGAATCTGTCAAACCAAGTGATTTTAGTTTTTCGCATAAAGTTGAAACGGGTTGATATTTTTCTAAATAGTTATTCTGAAACTTTAAATGGTACATTCTTTTTTTCGGCAGGTGGTAAACTATGTAACCGTCTTTCTGATATTTATAATTCGTGGTGCCGTTACAGTTACATTTGCCGATGTAGGTGAAATCTTTAATCATTTTGCATAAGTGATATTACTGCACTGAGCCCCATTGCAGGGAGTGCTAAGAACACCGGCCAACCCAATACCAAACAGAACACAAGCGAAAACCACAGCGTTGCACAAACGTAACATTTACCCAGCGGCTTTGCCCACCATTCACCAATTTTACTCTCGATCCAATCACCCACCTTTTCAAATATCATATCATGCCACATGGTGCAACAGATCCCGATTGACAACAGGCAAAGGATGATAACCTTTTCAATCATGGGTTTATAATTTTAACCGTACCTTTTTCAATCTGCTTTTTAAGGTTTTTATTATTGCCTGTTGATACGTTTTTTATAAACGCCTTTGTAGCCATGCCTTTTTTACTAAAAGCGTAAAAATATTTTTGCTCAATAGCAGCGGAACATTCGGTATGTGAGTTGACAGTTAAATTACTGCACCCGTAATTTATATTACTCATTTCAAAAGTTTTATAATTCCACTTGAAATACCGCCGTGATCAATAGTAAATTCAGTTGCGGTAAAAACAATGTTAGTCATTATTCCCATACCTCCTAAAGTGAAAGTATTATCAGGGTTTAAATATGCAACCTCAATAGTTGGCCTTACGCCTGTATAAGGCACCACTGTTACAGCTTCATTTGCGAAGGTTTGTGTTGTTGTTGTGCAGCAATTCATGGTAGGTATGTTTTCGCCCGGTGTGCAGCATATTAAAGTATTTTTACCCTGGTTACCATTAACCATTTCAAATTGAAAATATTTGTAGTAATCGCAGAAAAGAAAATCATCACAACCGAGGTCAATGTGTAGAAGAAAAGGCCCGGCATATGGGTTGAATAAACCTGTTGGAAAATCTGTAAAAGGTATTTCAACATCACCAAAAATATTTGAGGTGTATGTTTTGCCATACTTCGCTCCCGTTGGCGTAGTGATCACAATGGAGTAATCAGTTATTTCAGTTACGCCGGTGCTTAAAACAATGGCATCTATACCGCAGTTGATGTAATCTTTATAACAGGTTGTACATGACATAATGCTAAGTTAGGATATTTTTAAAATATGTTTGAAAAAAGTATTTAGGTAGTAACGGAGGCAGGCCATTGCATCCTGCTGCTTTTTGGGATCTTTCCTGTCCTGCTTTTCAATACTACCATCAGCATTAACCATAATGTTCTCAATATCAAATATTAAACCCTCACAATTTACCGGATCAAGCTGAATATCCAGGTGATGAAAGGCCGCATTAACCAGCACCCTGTTTTCTTCTAAAGTTGGATTGCTAACCGGTTGCCTCATTTGCCTATCACCTAAACCAAGCTGAGCCTTTATGATTTTAAAATAGTTCAGATTATCTTTTACCATTGCCGACCGGGCACGGCCTGTTGCATCACCTGTAACCAGTAAAAGCCGGTTGCCATACTTTGCTTTTATAACATCACAAAGGTCGTAAATGTTACTGTTTGGTAGCTTTATCATTTCAATGCCGCGTATCTTACTGATACCATCATCCTGAACCACAAGGCAGGTTATTGGATCGCAGTTAAAGTCAAAGGATAGTTTAACCTCCCATCCGGTGTTTAACTGTGTTGGCGAAACATTCTTTGCTTCATCGTAAGTGTAAACAAATGGCTGATCGTTTTCCTCAACACCCCAAAGCCCCTGGGCGTACTCTTCATATTTCTTTTTATTGAACCCGGCGGCAATCCAAAGCGTTTGTTCATACTCAGATTTGTTGATAAAGAAATTATCTGTGTAATTGCAGAAAACTTTGGTTACTGTATATTTTGCAAACTCAGTTGGCGTTTTATCACTGAAGAAAACACTTTTTACCCAGTGATCTTTTTTAACTGTCGTGGTATTGAACAGCCCAATAAATTTTGATTTTATTTTAGGGGTTCTTAACCTGGAAATAAGTACGCCAAAATCTTTTAAAGTAAACTGATCCATTTCCTCACAAAGAATATGTGATGGATCTTTAACTGATTTTAATTTATCAATATTATCTGCACCAAATGGGATAAAAACTCCATCAGTTTTAGGGCACCTGATAACCATTGATGAATTCTCTGCTTTTGAAAAAGTAAACTCTGACTGCAAACCCCTTTCTTCAATTCTATCAGTTATCGTTAAAAACGTGGATATCCTGTTTGTATCAAATACTTTCCTGCCGTAAAAACACCTGAAGTAACCGCCTGACATACATTCATCCAGCAGCTTATCAACCTCGAAAACAGACTTACCGCTACCATAGCCACCATAAAGCAAAAGTATTTTACTGTCATCATTCCAGTGCGGAAAGAAAACATCATTTATTGGTAAAATATTATTTGATAAAGCAATTGCCTGGAGTTCTTTAGGCAACTTTACAAAACCGCTTGCTTTAACCGGGGTTGCTATTGGCATTTATTTTCTTTAACAGTTTATTAAACTGCCCATCTGTTAACTGTGGTTCAGACTGCACCTTTTCACCCATTGAGGTAACATCAACTTTATCCCCGTACTTTTTAGGCTTTAGCTTACTGGCTATCCATTTACGGGTTTCAACGCGGAGTTTTGACCGGCTTGTAACCTCTTTGTTTTCAACTTCATATTCCTGGTCACCCTTTGTGATAGTCATAAAATCATTACTGCCATCATCAGCAATATCAATCATTTCCTCAATTAGGTAATCTGCCTGTTCCTCCTTCGCGCGTGTGTATTGTGCTAAAAATCCGTCCTTATCTTCTTTTAGCCAATTAAGAACAGTGGCAACACATGGCATATTTTCATTATCACAAATAGTTCTCAGGCTTTTGCTTGATGTAGCTATTTCCTTACAAATCTCATTTGCAATCTGAGGAGTGTATATTTCAGGTCTTCCCATACATCAGCAATTTACAACAGTTTTTTGAAATCGGGGAGGGGTTTAACATATTTCCCGGAGTTTTACCAACTTTTACCAGTGTTTTGTCAAGTTTTACCATACAACTATTTGATTATTAGGAAGTTTTACCAGTTTTACTACTTTTACCATAGTCTTATCCGGTAACATTCCCTTGTTATAGTATTTTTATAGTAGTAGTTTATATATATATTCTATACAGATTTACCAAAAGTAGTAAAACTTCAATACAGTATTGAGTTTTGATAGTGTAACTTTAGTAAAAGTAGGTAAAACTTTGCACAAAAAAACCGGTAAAAACCGGTGTATTTTGGTAAAAAAGTAAGTGCTGTAATGACTGTCGTAAGTTCCGTAATTGTAAAAGTAACCAGTTGTAACCGGTTACAATTTCTGATAAACGCCATATTCAACTTTCCGGAATAGTGCCTTAAAATCTTTCCGCCGCATGGCAGTTTCAAACTTTTGGTCTGATAAATTAAGTCTTTTGCATACTTCAACGGCGTCTTTCCGGCTGAAAGTTTCTGGCAGCCCCTGGTAAATAAGGTTAAGTGCTGCAGGTAAACCCGTGTCTATTTCAGCCGTTAAATTTCCTATGATCTTCATGGTTGATTTTGCAAAATACTTGTATAAGGTATGAGCGTCATCCACTATTTTCTTTGTGATCACTGGCATTTTTGGTTCATGAATAATGGCTAATATCTGGACCAAACGTGGAAAATAAGCAGACATTTTAGCTTCAGTACCGATAATGTATTGCTCAGCTTTTGACAGGATTCTTTTGTTGGCCTCTTTCAAATTGGCTTTATAATATTTCCGGTAAGCCTCTTTTGCCTCCGGTTCAAAATCTATTTGAACAGCATTAATTTCACCTTTATTATACAGGTAGCCTTTCCGGTACAGATGCTCTAAAAGTGAAACCCATTCAGCGCACATTTCTTTATTCCGGGCAAATGGATCTATTTCAGTATTGAGTTCTATGTAATCGGTTTCAACCATGATAAAACGGCTGGCAAAGCCTGATGATAACCTGTCATCAGTAAATATGTTTTTTAACCTGGTGGGCTGTGTTCCCATCAGCAGATTAATATTCATGTTAGGCACAACCCGTTCTTTATCCCGGTCTGCCCGTACCTGAGTAAACCTGCCGCCGCTGAAACACTGAGTAAAGAAACTGATTGCATCATTTGTACCTTTAAAACTACCGGCATTAAAAATAGATTCAGCCTCATCATGGTAAACACCTATTCCGTTGGGCTGGTCAACACTAAGCGCAACATAACCCTCTGTGGTGCCGTCCACTGCAAACGGTATAAATCGTCGTGGTTTCTTTGCCCGTTGGTTATCATCTTTGGTTTGCTCATATTCTTTGATATCAGCAGCGAAATTCTTATCCGCTGATTCCTGAATGATCTTTAGCGGGGTTTCACACATTGATTTATAAGCCGGTGTTTTACCAACTGAAACGGGTGCAATAAGTAAACAAAATAAAATGTTTTTTGCATCACCGTTGAATTCGCTTGTGTAATGTGTGCCTGCCAATGCACTGACAGTAAATAACCCGGCTGTTGCCAGGAATTCAGGTGCTAATGACCTGGCCTCTGCTACCTCTAATATTGATTTGCGAATATTGTACGGGAAAACGTGTATCGGGAATTCACCTGTGTAAGTTTCAGCCGGCGTGCAATCAATTCCTTCAGTATCTGCAATGGTTTGCATGGTAGTAAAAGTATTGTTCCAATCCCGGTTATTCTGGTAGAATAGAACAAAGGACGGCGGCAAACTCCAAACCGGGTATTCATGTTTATTGTGCCAGTTCGGGTAATCGTGCAGGCTGGCTGAAAATATCAGTACCCGTTTAGTGTGAAAATAAACCTTTGCACTGATGGCATTTGATTCGCTGCCCTGTCTTTTGAACGCAACAAATTTATCTTTTTTACTGTACTTGTAATTTGATAACGGCATTAAGCCTGACTGCTTTAAAATATTTATCCAGGTGTCATCTGATATTTTACTATCGAATTCAGTGCAGAACTTTTCCATACCATGCGGATACGAAACGGCTTTTAAAGTAGGATCGTAACTCGGTTTATATTCATTAAAATATTGCGAAGTTTCAATAAGCAGGTTAAATTCATCCTGTGTAATTTCTTCCAGGTCCTCCATTGAACCGCTGATGATTGAATAACCGGGAGTTGGATATGTGTACACCAACGGCCCTCCGGCATAAAGCGCGATCACTTCAGCACCTAAATCGCTATCTGCTAACGATTGTTTATGAAGATCAGCATTGTATTTTAACCAAACATGGTACCCTTTGTTACGGGTTTCCTCAATATAAAGTTTTGGTATTAAATCAGGGTTGATATTTGAAACGGCACTGAACCATTTAAAATAAAGGTTTTTATCTTTCGTGTTTTTAATATCGAAATCCAGGCAATGAATTGGCGCGGTTGTTTTAACCATTATGGCATTGTGCTTTGCGTATAATTCCAATGATTTACCGTCACCCCAGGCACGGTGTGAAACTGGTTCTTTCTTTTCAATATCCCATTCGATAGGGATAACTGATAACCCTAAAGATTTGTATTCGTTGAAATAGGATGAGATCATTTACCGGGAGTTTATAAAAAACTAAAGCCCTAACGGTTTGAGCTGCCACTCGCCCCGTTAGGGCATAAATATTTATCACAAATTAACCTTTGGCAGCAGGTCAACTAAGTTCTTCAAAGATATTACATTTTTCATTGCGCCAGCCAGTTTTGCACGGCTTTTTTATTAAAAAAACAAGGCTTTCTAATTATTCCAATCATTTTAGGATTAACCCTTGCCAGCTTCGTTT